CCCGGACTCCGCTGCGGTCGTGTTTGTCGATGACATTCACACCGTAGTTGTTAAAATATATATATACACCTGCATATGTGGTAATTCGGTCGATGAGTCTGTTGAGCGTGTGCTCATCAGCGTTCCGGCTGGAGACCCACCGTCCTTTGTTTTGTTTAATGTTATTGAAGACGGACATCCATTTTCTTGGATAGTCGCGGACAATGTCTCTCTCATTAGAATTACGAGAGAAGTTCGCCTTCAATTTGTTGTATGTGTAGTTGTCCTTTGTTTGTGTAGATGTTCTAGGACCCTCGAATCGCCTGATCATTGTTTTAGACAGGTATACCAACTTATCCATTTGGAAAGTGGGAGATTCTGTGAAGTCGTAGATGAAGACCTTTTTGGAGAGATCATTTGTCTCTTCCCTATTAAGGTGTCTACGGTAAATCTTCTGGAATGTCCTTTGGTGAATGGTTCCGGGTTGATCTTGACGTGCCGCAGCGAATGCGCGAGCACCGGATGTGTGAGAGGCAGCATAACATATCTTAGACCGCATGGTGAAATCTGTTTTGAAATTAAACAGACCTTTTTCATCGGGTATTCCAACCCCGCCCAATTGAATGGGCAAATGGAGCGGTACTTTGAAAAATCTTGCTTCCTCGATCTTTCCCGGGTGGGCGACTTGGCAGAGCCTAAGAAGGCGTTTGCACTGCCGTCGTTCTATCGTCAATTTGTTTTGTGTACATGTTTGTCCAAGAGACCTAAGGATAGAAACTTTCGGATCCGGATGAATCAGACCGGCCGTTTGGATATCTTGGAGTTCGATCACCTTCGTAATGCGTTGTTTAGTTGGCGTTTTTGTCATGAAGGTTTTCAGTACTCTTTTATTGTATATCGGTTTATCCTCGTGGACAAACTTAAGAGTCTTCTCAGTGAAGGTTCCACCAAAACGGGAGATAATTGTTTTCTTTCGATTAAGATTCATTCCCGTCTCCTCCAATTGGCGGATATATTCGTGAGGGTGTTTGAAGATGCCAAGAAGGTCATCGCCTCGGATGACATGAGCAGAGCGCTCATGGCCAGATCGTACTACTGCGAACTGGTTGATAAGGGTCAATGTGATGAAGGAAATCGGTGTGCCCATATGGATCCCTCTTTTTGTCAAGAAAGATCTACCATCTTCTGTCTCCACAACGGTGGGACCGAACATATAGTAGATATAATCATAGACAAAATCAGGTGCATCCAGAGCATCGAGTATTCCTCTCCACAAAGACCTGGCAACTTCGAATTCTACAAAGTCTGTAGAAGATGTCATATCTGCGGATATGCACGTGTCATTCAAATGGCTGGCTTTGTTCAATTGATTCTGCATCCGTTTTTGAACAGACAGATCATCAATGTCTATGTAATCGAGCTCTTCGAACATAGGCCAAAGTTGACGCCGAATGACGTCTCCCAACAGGAGATCTTTTGCTTCGAATTTTACCAATATTCGAGCTTTGTAACCCCTCTCAGAAACCGCGAGGAGTTTTCCGTGGAGCCTCTCATTAGTATAAGAGACTCGGTTTTTTGTATATTCGATGACTTTCTCGAATATTGTTTTGTTAAGTCTTTTTGTTGTCAAGTTGTCTTCATCGTCAAGTCTTATAATCTCCTTTCTACAGAAGTTCAACAACTCGCCCAACCGACCTCCCTGTTTTTGGGATATGTCGTAGGCGGAGGAGGATTCATTCGGGAGCCAGGAAACGTTATTTTTCATGTTTCTTTTATTGTCCTGGGTGAAGTTAAATCCAAAGTTGTAGAGATCTTCATGGAGTTGCTTGACGGCCGTACGGCTTTGTTTTGTTTGTGTTTTTACGTCGCCAGGAGTAGACTTTGTAACTACCTGTTCAAACGTCTTCATTGCGCGTTTCTCTTCGGTCTTTGGGCCCATTGGAAGGCAGCGCGAGATTCTTGCAATCTGCGCATTTGTTTCCGGTGTGCTCGAGAGCCCCCTAAGGAATGTGAAGAAGATACCGGGACCTTTAGGGTCCCCGCGAATGGGTGGTTCGCCAATTGCGATCTTCCGGAATGTGAAGCAAATATCTTTAAGGTCAGAAATGACAAGGTGACGCTTCTTCTGGACGGTCTGACGGCAAACCCATTCCATATATTTGATGAGTGGCTGCATAGTATTTTTTCTCACCAAGGTACCAGGATTGTTAGGTACAAATTTGGGATATACGTATGTAGCGAAACTCTCGCTTTTATGGAATGCCAAGATGTTTATCTTTATGGCTTGGTAAATAGCCTGGATAAACTTTTTGTCGTCTTGGAAAGTCTTATAGTTTTCTTGTCTGAGTTTCCGCTCAGATTTCCGAAGTTGGTTGTAGAGCTTCGCAGTAGCACGCTTAAGACGGAGCGCGGTGGGAGTTTGTCTCCTGCTATGCTTTTGTTTTGTAGTATGTACTGTGGCTGGTTCCCCTTCGGAATAGTGAGTAGAGGGAAAATGTACCTCTGTGATGTACTCATCAAGAACCCTGGCCGCATCCTGTTCAAATTTGGATGCCTGTTTTTTGTGTTTTGTTGTTTTTTGTTGTTGTGTTGTTGTTGTATGTCGGTGTATATATATATAATCATCAGTTGCAAATGTCCTAAGGTAGTCCATGTTACAAAAGATGTACGGGATGTTTGGCAACTGCGAGAAGAAACGTGGTAGTTTACTATCAAGGATTTCTTTTCGTCGCAAT